TTACTGCAGAGAGATTAATGAAATCTTCACAAAGAGTTGGAACTGCTGATAATGATATCAATGCAATGGTGTCTATGGGAATGATCCCTGGTGGATACACAGTTAACCACTACTTAACTGACACTGATGCGTTCTATATCACTACAGACGTACCAAACGGAATGAAGCATATGGAAAGAGCTCCATTGACTACAAAAATGGAAGGCGATTTCGATACTGGCAATGTTAGATACAAAGCTAGAGAAAGATACGTATTTGGCGTATCTGATCCTAGAGGTATCTATGCATCACCAGGTGCGTAATAATTAACGCTTTTTTGTGGCGGGACACAGTTCCGCCACAATCACTAAATAGAAAGGAAAAATGCACCCTAAAAACTTCAGAGTTCAAATATTTGCTTATCAACTTCACGCAGATTTTGTGATAAATAGCATTGATTTACCATTAGATATCGAAAACGCAATTATTGACAAATTGGGAAAAGGTGATATAAAATGGGAACATCTTGGAGAAATGAATGATCCAAGAGTTAAAAGAATAACCTATGAGGAGGTTATAGATGGACAAGCATCTAGCAGATCTTTACACAAGGAAGAGAGGTCTGGATCTAGAATGGGAACAGGATCATCTTAATGAGGGTAGATATACTCTCAATATGGTTAAGATTGACAGAAAAGTCAGAGAAGTAATTAGCCATATAAAATTAGCAGAAGCTCAAAAAGAGCATATGCTAAATAAGGTAGAAGACTCTGCCCCACAAGTTTCAGTAGCTACTTAATAAAAAGCTACATCGTTGAATAAATTCAATTCACATCGTAGGCTCTCTTGCGCTCTAATCAAATCTAGTATATAAAATAATCACTATACAAAATAAGTTTATGTAGACGCGTATAGTCGACGGCCTAGAGACTACATAAACGTAACTAGGAGGATATATACTATGGCAAACACTACGTTCCAAGGACCAGTAACATCCAAAAATGGATTTATTACTACAGGTCCGGCTAATGTTGTAGACGCTGACGCTAGCGTTGCATTAACAGTTGCTACTCATTCGGGTAGAACTGTACACAATAATGCAGCAGGTGCAGTAACTTACACATTACCAGCAATCAACGCTAACTCTGATTCTGCAGTTGCAGGACCAGGAGCAGATCTAAACAATCTAAGTAACATAGGTGCAAGTTTTGAAATTTTTGCATCAATTACTAAGACTGGAGATTTTATTGTGCAAGTTGCAAATTCTAACGATGTTATGGTTGGAGCCGCAAAATTTATTGACGACTCTTCTGACAACATGGTTGGTTTTGAAACAGCTGCAACATCTGACACTATTACTTTAAACGGTAGTACAACAGGTGGTGTAACTTTTGCAAAAGTTGTTTGTACTGCAATTAGTTCTACTCAATGGAAAGTTGATGTAGAGTCTGGTTGTACTGGTACACCAGCAACACCGTTTAGCGCGGCAGTTTAATAATTAATTTAGTGTGGGGCTTAGGCCCCACATTTAAATTTAGGAGAATATAAAATTATGAAGAGTGATGTAAAAGCAGTAAGAGTTACAGCTACTGGTGCAGTCTTTGCAGGAAGAACAAGATTAAGAGGATTAATTCTTGCTTCTGATGCTGGCGGAGCCGGAACTATAATCTTACAAGACAACAGTGATAGCACAACTTTATTTCAAGGAGATTGTCCAAATGGTGATGTCTTTGCATTTAACATTCCAGAAGATGGTGTAGTTTTTCCAGGCGGAATGAAAGTTTCTACTATTACTAATATTGCAGCGGCGACGTTATTAATAGACAAGTAGGAGGCTAAATGGCTAACACTACCTCTGGAACTGCAACGTTTGATAAAACATTTGCTATCGATGAAATCATTGAAGAAGCATATGAAAGAATAGGTATGCAAGGTGTATCTGGTAATCAGCTACGTGCAGCCAGAAGATCTCTAAATATTATGTTTCAAGAGTGGGGTAATCGTGGTCTTCACTATTGGGAAGTAGCAAACAATTCAATTACCTTAGTTGCAGATCAAGCAACATATACAATGTTTAGATCAACAGCAGACGGTACTTCAAGCACAACTGCTGTGTATGGTGCCGATGATGTATTAGAAGCATCTTACAGAAACTCTAATGTTGATACGCCATTAACTAAAATAGCAAGATCTGCTTATCAGGCTTTATCAAATAAAACTGCTACAGGTGTTCCAAGTCAATATTTTGTACAAAGACTTATTGATAGAGTTACAATTACTCTATACTTAACTCCTGGTTCTTCAGAAGCAGGAAAATTTATAAATTATTATTACGTAAAAAGAATTCAAGATGTAGGTGATTATACAAATGCAACAGATGTACCATATAGATTTGTACCTTGTATGTGTTCAGGCTTAGCATTTTATTTATCACAAAAATTTAAACCACAAATGGTTCAACAAATGAAACTTTTGTATGAAGATGAACTACAAAGAGCGTTATCAGAAGATGGCTCTCCATCTAGTACATATATAAGTCCAAAAGTTTATTATCCGGAGGCATAATGTCAAACTTATCATCAGGTAAATATGCATTGTTTATTTCAGATAGATCTGGACAAGCTTTTCCATATTCAGAAATGGTAATAGAATGGAATGGGGCTAGAGTTCATATATCGGAATTTGAAAAGAAACACCCACAATTACAACCAAAACCTCATGCAGCAGATCCTCAAGGTTTATTAAACGCAAGACCAGCTAGAACTGAGCCTGCAGTAGCAAGATTATTAACATTAAATCCTTTATCTATAACAAGTGGTTCACAGGTTGTGAACGTATTTGAAGAAAACCATGGTAGATCTACAAGCGATACTGTTAGATTTAGAAATGGAGAAGGTCAATTTGGTATTGCAGACACTGATATTAATAATTCTTCTGGATTTACAATTACTAAAGTTGATGATAATAATTATACATTTACAGCCAGCGGCACAGCCACGGCGACAACTAGTATAGGAGGAGGCAGTATAACTGCAGGACCAGTTACACTATCAGCATAATGTCAGGATTTACATACGCAACATTAACTACAGCAATTTTAAGCTATACTGAAACGGATTCAAACGTTTTAACATCTACAATTACAGATGATATTATTGAAAATGCAGAATTTAAAATTTTAAGAGACATACCATTAGATGCATATAAAAAACAACAAATTGGTAGTTTAGTTACTGGACAATCTACAATTAACGTACCTGCTAAAACACTTTTTGTAAAAGGTATACAGGTATATGACTCAACTTCCGCAGCGACCGGATCTAACTCTTATCTAGAGAAAAAAGATGAAACCTATTTACAGGAATATATTCCTGCGGAAACATCTACTGGAAAACCAAAATATTACGCTATGTTTGGTGGAGCTACAGGGACTAGTGATACTACATCTGGAAGAATGATATTTGCCCCGGTTCCAGATACTACATATAAATTTAAGATACATTATGAGACTATCCCAGATGGGTTATCTAGCTCAAATACGACGACTTACATCAGTCAATACTTTCCAAATGGATTATTATATGCTTGCTTAGTGGAAGCATTTGGGTATTTAAAAGGTCCAATGGATATGTTGACATTGTATGAAAATAAATATAAACAAGAGGTACAGAAGTTTGCTGCAGAGCAAATTGGTAGACGTAAAAGGGACGACTATACAGACGGTACTGTCCGTATTCCAGTTCCTTCACCGACACCTTAGTAACAGGAGAATAAATTATGGCAATAACATCGGCAATTTGTACAAGTTTCAAAGTTGAAATCTTAAAAGCTGTCCACAACTTTACAGCATCGTCTGGAAATACTTTTAATATAGCTTTGTATACAAGCTCAGCTTCATTAGGAGCGGCTACAACTGCGTACACAACTTCTAACGAGGTTAGTGGATCGGGATACACTGCAAAAGGAAATGCACTTACAAGTGTAACTCCAGTCGCTGATAGTACGACGGCAGTTTGTGATTTTTCAGACACAAGTTTTACGTCTGCGTCTTTCACGGCTAGAGGTTGTATGATTTTTAATGACTCAGCTTCAGGTGATCCAGCAGTTTGTATAATTGATTTTGGATCAGACAAAACTGTAACAAGTGGAACTTTTACAATTCAATTCCCAGCAGCAGACGCTTCAAACGCCATCGTCAGAATAGCGTAAAGGTAACGACGGATGTCCGTTACTCGAACCTTTACAGTAACGGTAGTATCTACCGGTTCCGGCAATAAGTATTTTATTGATGGTGTACAACAAGATACTCTTTATTTAGCTGAGGGTGGAACTTATCGTTTCGATCAATCTGATTCATCAAATGGTTCACACCCGTTAAGATTTTCAACAACAAGCGATGGCACACATAACAGTGGGAGTGAATACACAACTGGTGTAACTACAAACGGAACGCCAGGGAGTTCTGGAGCCTACACACAAATTACCGTCGCTACCTCTGCTCCAACTTTATATTATTATTGTACTAATCATTCTGGAATGGGTGGGCAAGCGAATACTCCCATAGCCAGCTATCTTCGAACTTTTGCAGTAACAGTAGTCTCTACTGGTTCTGGAAATAAATATTTTATTGATGGAGTTCAACAACCCACAATAAGTTTAGCCGAAGGTTTTACATATAGGTTTGATGTCTCTGATAGTTCGATGGGATCACATCCTTTTAAATTTTCAACTACAAGTAATGGAACACACTCAGGCGGCACTGAATATACTACTGGAGTAACTACCAGTGGAGATACCGGACAGTCCGGAGCATATGTTCAAATTACAGTGGCTGCATCTGCACCAACTTTATATTATTATTGTCAATATCACTCAGGAATGGGTGGTCAAGCAAACACTGTAGATGGAAACACGTGGGGTGTTTTATCTTGGAACCAAAATACTTATGGAGACCAAGATGGAGTTGATGTTTCTTTAACTGGTCAATCTTTAACTTCATCAGTAGGTGATGGTACAAACATGGGTGTCCCTCAACAAGGATGGGGCGGTCGAACATACAGTGAAGGAGAATGGGGAGAAGTTACAGATAACTCAGTTACTCTTTCAGGATTTGGATTAACAACATCTTTAAATGCAGACGGATTATTATCTTTTCAATCAGCTGGTTGGGGTAGAAATACTTGGAACGATGGACCATATGGAGAAAGTAATGACCCTGTAGTAAGTATAACTGGATTTGGTTTAACTTCATCTGTTGGATCATTAGAAGCTTTCAACTTAACAGGTTGGGGTGGAACTGGTTGGAACGTTGGAGAATGGGGCAATGTAAATGATAATAGCGCAGAATTAACGGGTATATCAATGACCGCTTCTGTTGGTGCAGCTGGTGTAGAAGCATACAACGAAGTTGGTTGGGGCCGTGATGGTTGGGGTGAAGAACTATATGGTCAAGCAAATGATTTTGCTATAATTTTAACAGGTGTATCTTCAACTTCATCAGTAGGTGCATTAAGTCCTGCAGATGTAGAAGGTATAACAGGAATTTCTGCTACAGTAAGTCTCGGTACATCCACACAAATTGGAGACGTTACTGTTATTCCTACAGGTCAATCTGCAACTGTTTCCGTAGGAGCAGTAGATCCTGATGGAATTATACAAGGTCTTACAGGTCAAGCTGGTACGTCTGCTGTAGGTTCTTTAGCTCCTGCAGATGTAATGGGTGTAACAGGATTAAGTGCTGAAGTTGATTTAGGTTCAACAGGAACAACTTCAAACCCTATAATAATACCTAGCACATCAGCTCTCTCATCTGGTCTGGGATCATTATCTCCTGCAGATGTAATGGGTTTAACTGGACAATCAGTTACAACTAGTGTAGGTTCAGTAACACATGACATTGGTTTAGATTTATTACTTGACGGTCAATCTATATCTAGTAATGTAGCAGCATTTGGAACAGCAAAAGGTTTCGGAATACAAGCATTTGAAGCTGTTGACACTGGTTCAAATACAACATATAGTGACGTAGCATAGGAGAAAAGAATTATGGCATCAACATATACACCTTTAGGAGTTGAACTTCAGGCAACCGGTGAAAACGCGGGTACATGGGGAACAAAAACTAACACAAATTTAAGTCTTATTTCACAACTATTTGGTGGATTTAATTCACAATCAATAGCAGGTGGAGCACAAACTACAGCTTTAACTGTTGTTGATGGAAATACAACTGGAACTGCTCAACATAGAATGGTTGAGTTCACAGGTTCAATTACAGGAAATCAAATCGTAACAATACCTTTAGACGTTGAAACTTTTTATATTTTAAGAAATTCAACATCAGGTGCTTACACAGTTCAATTTAAATACGTATCGGGTAGTGGTGGAACAGTTACTTTTTCTGCTACAGATAAAGGAGATAAATTAATTGTTGCAAAAGCTAATGATGGAACTAACCCTGACATTGTTGATATATCTTTAGGATTAGCATCAGTTGCATCAGATACAACTCCACAACTAGGTGGAGACTTAGACACTAATTCATTTAATATAGCTTTTGATGATGCACATGGAATAAATGATGAAAACGGAAACGAACAAATAATATTCCAAACAACAGCATCTGCAGTAAATCAATTTGATATTACCAACGCTGCGGCAGGAAATGCACCGTCAATTACAGCTACTGGTGGTGATACAAATATTAGTATAAACTTAGTTCCTAAAGGTTCTGGAGAAGTCCAGGCTAATGGATCTGGTTTAGCTACAACAGGAAAAGCTATTGCAATGGCTTTAGTTTTCGGGTAAGAAACAATTAATTAAGGAGTAACAACTATGGCAGCACCAAATCTAGTAAACGTAGCAACGATTACAGCTAAGTCGAAACAGCAAGCTTTGGACACAACTTTAACAACGGAGATTTTAGCAAACGCATCATCTTCAGGTAAAGTGTTTAAAGTAAATAATATTCTTATTGCTAACATCGATGGTTCCAACGCAGTTGATATTTCTGTTTTCATAACTAAATCAGGCGGGTCACCAATTGCAATCGCAAGTACAATTTCTGTACCTGCTGATTCTTCTTTGGTAGTAATTGATAAAAACTCAGCTCTGTATTTAGAAGAAGGCGATAATATCGAAGCAGGCGCTGGAGCAGCTAGTGACGCGGTTATAACTATCAATTACGAAGAACTATCGTAAGAGGGAGTCTAATCAATGGCTCACTTTGCTGAAATCAACACGGACAACAACGTAGTCTTAAGAATAATCTACGTCTCCAATGAGCAATGTGATGCTCATGGCGGAGAAGATTCTGATGAGTGCGCACAATGGGTTAAAGATTTTCACCCTAATGATCCGTTTATTGATTACTCTGCTATATCATCAACTTTTTATTTAAGATCTTCTGTAAACACTCACTTCAATAAACATTGGTATATTGATCCAGCATCTTTTAGTCCTGATTATAAAAGACAAGATGAAAGAGTTAATGAAGTAACAGGTGAGATAGGAGAACCTACTCACGGTGATAATGACCTTGCAAGATATTTTTCAGGAGAAAAACCAATTAATAAAAGACCTCCTTGTTATTTAAGTGAAGACCAATCTAAAGCGTTTAGAGGTAATCGTGCTATGGTAGGTGGAACTTGGGATGCTGTTAATCAAATATTTATGGACCCTAAACCACATCCATCTTTTGTTTTAGATTTAGAAAATGCTTTGTGGTGGCACTCAGTTGCTATGCCAACAACTACTACATACTCAGATGGTAGATCATTTAATAAAATTTATTGGAATGAAGATGAACTACAATGGAAAGGTTTAATATTTAATTCCGGTCAAGATGATGTAGATATAGAAAATAAAACTATTGAAATTCATCAAAAATGGGATAAAGATACACTAACATGGGGAGATTTATAATATGTCAGAAACATTAGGAACATCAATGGGTGCAGGCCCAGCTGAAGGAAGAAACGGAAGTTTTTATGGTATAACTTATGCTCCATCAAAAAACGACAAAGTAACAGACTTTACTTCACCAGGAACATTCACACCAGATCCAAGTAATTCACCAGGCGCAGCTCAAGTATTTTTATTCGGCGGAGGCGGCGGTGGAAATACTGGAATTGCGGGAGTTTGCTATGGCGGCGGAGGCGGCAGCGGAACTTGTAATGATGGTAATGGTGTAATTAATACTACTTTTTCTTCACCAGCCTCAGTAACAGTCGGTGGTGCAGGAAGCTCAAGTTCAATTGGAGCTTCATCAGAAGCCGGTGGAAATGGCGGAAGCGGTTGCAACGGCGGAAGTAATGCAGACTATTCGGGTGGAAGTGGAACAGGCCCAGGATATGCAGCAGGCGGCGGAGCTGGCTCAACAGCTAACGGATACCCAGGAGCTAATCCAGGAGACACATCTAGAAGAGGAAAAGGCGGAGACGGAACAGACTGTACTCCTTTCGGAATTGTTTCTTCACCAGGAAATTATATTTTTGCTGGCGGCGGTGGATCTATGAGAGGACCTTACAATGCAGGCACTGGAGCAAATACGGGATCAGGCGGAAACGGCGGCGGAGAAGGCGGCGGTAATTCTGGTTGGCCAGGAAGAGTTATGGTTAAAGAAGCAGGCGCAGGACCATTAGAAAACACTTCAGGTGTTTGGCCTTTACAATCTCAATTTACTTATAAAAAAGAAGGAAACTGGAGCTAATAGTAGATCTTTACTTTTATTTAGAAATTATATATAATTTTTAAATAAAGAAATGAATGAAGATTTTATACACGAGTTCTATATTTC